ACGTCAGCAAGTGGCTCTGCACGAACACACGCGACCCGTCCGACTCCAACAAGCGGTTCAGTTTGAAAGGCCACGAGTATCAGGAAGCGATCCTCAACGACACGCATCCTATTGTATCGACGAAGAAAGTTACTCAAATCGGCTTGTCCGAGTTATCAATTAGACAAGCCCTTGCAATACTTGCCAAGTTCAGGGCCATCAACGGCATTTACGTGATGCCGACCGTACATGCGGCGCAGAAGATCGCCAGTACGCGCTTCGATCCGGTGATCGATGCGAGTCCTCGATTGAAAGGCATGGTGTCCAAAGATGTCGACAGCACGCTGCTCAAGAAGATCGGCACGAGCTTTTTGCATCTTGCCGGTGCCGCGACCACCAGTGCCGGCATCTCGACCCCGGCCAGAATGCTGATGGTGGACGAGAAGGAGTTCTGCGATCCGGCCGTGATCAGCGTCTTCATGAGCCGCACCGGCCATCAGAAGGAGGAAGACCGGATCATTCGGTTCTTCTCGAGCCCGCTGTTTCCCAAATCCGGCATCACCAAGGATTTCGAGGAAGGCACCCGCAATCATTACATGATCTGGCACACGGCCTGCTCGACTTGGGTATTACCCGACCTTCTGCTGCATCTGATTCTGCCAGGCTTTGATGAAAGCATCACGCTGTTGACCCCTTCAGACATCGAGAACCCGCACTACAAGGTCAACGAAGCGCATGTTCTTTGCCCGCATTGCAGAAAGCCGATCACGATCGAAAACATGGCGGAGCCGAGGTATCGCGCCTGGGTGAGCGAGTATCCCGAGCGTGAAAACAGCTCATACGATGCCAATGCACTCGTGTTGCCGCAGATCAGGACTCCGCCGAGACTGTTCAGAGACCTGAAGCTGTACGGAAACAACGTGACCTGGCAAAGATTCGGGCTCGGAATTGCGGCCGAATCAGCCGGAGAAATGATTCTTCACAGTGTGATCGAGAACTGCTTCAAGGTCCGGCCACACGGGCCGCTCTCGGGGCAGGTGACCGGTGCTGTTCTCGGAATGGACGTTGGACGGGTCAGCCATCTTGCGATCGGCAAGAAGATCGGCAAGACGTTGGAAATTGTTCACATGGAGAAGATTGTTCAGGACGGGAAGAACAACACCAAGACGACCTTTACCGAGCGCTATAAGCAGTATAGAGCCGTGCAGGGAGTGATTGATGCGGCTCCGGACTTGACGATCCCCAAGAGTATCCAGGAAGACACCCCATACAACAGCGTCTGGGCCTGCTTCTTTGTGCGAGGCCAGGGCAAGTCTTCGCTGACGCCGTATGTATTGGACGAGGCTGAAGGAGTGATTAAGGCCAATCGAACAAAAACACTGGACGAATTCGTTGGAGATTTCAACAACGGGTACATCAAATTGCCGATGGGCCTTGAGTTCGAGGAGGAAGTCAAGACGCATCTCCAGCAGCTAAAGAGAATCACGAACAAGGACGCTGTCGGAGAAGAGCAGTCTCAGTGGGTGACCGGCTCGGACGAGAACCACTTCTTCTTCGCGATCTACTACTGCTGGCTCTCGGCCAAACTCACTGAAGACAACACCAAGATCTACATCGCCCCTGCCAGCTCGCTGCTCGTCTCCCGCGTGAAGATGCGCTCCATAGCCGCCTAGCCTACAGCCTAAGCCGATAACCCGCAGACAGGCCAAAGAAAAATCCACTCAACACCCTTCCACAACCCGTCAAAGAAGGTTACCCTGTAGAGCAATCTCTTTCCTCGACCGCCTCCGAGCCGCCCCGCCTCATGGCCGAACCCATCAAGCCTGCCCAGAAAAGCGATGCGGTCGTCCTGCCGAGGCGACAAGTCGGCAAGGCACGGGCGCAGACGGCCTACTCCCAGGCGCAGCCCGGGGATGCGATCCGCAGAGATGACAACGTCTCCCTAAATAGATCCATCCGAGACTCCCGCAACTCGTCCGCTGCAGCGACCAAGATGCGGGCGCTCTTCGAGACGGACGGGATCGTCAGCACGGCGATCACCAACTATCTCGCCATGATGGCCACCAAGTTCCAGCTCAAGGCCTATGCCACGGCGACCGAGGAGTTCTCGCGGGATGCGGTGGTGGCAGCGGAGGCGGTGATTGCCTCGCTGAGTTCGGACTGGGACTATTCCCGTGGATTCTCGGACAAACGAGGCCTCGAAGGTCTGATCGAAACCATGCGCCTCGAGGTTCTCTTGACCGGCGGTGTCGGCTTGGAACTCGTCTTGGATCAGTACCGGCTGCCCAGGGACATGCACGTTTTCCCTTACGATTCAGTGACTTGGGTTGCCAAGACGGGGAAGAAGGTGCCGACCCAGAAGGCGGCGCAGGGCGGGGACGATATTGTCTTGGACCTGCCGACGATCTTCATCGCCGAGTCTCTCAAATCAGCGCAGAGAAAGTATGCGCTCCCCTTGATGCACTCCGGCCTGTCCAGGGTCTTCCACTACGACACCTTCCTCGAGGATGCGTGGCGGGTGATCACCCGGGCCGGCATGAGCCGGCTGGTCGTGTCCTTGAACTACGAGATGGTGGTGGCATCGGCGCCGCCCGAGATCAAGGGCGATCCGAACAAGCTCTCCGCCTATCTGGATGACGTGCGGATCGCCCACCAGGATGCGCTCTCGAGCCTGAATCCGGAGGATGCGCTGGTCGTCTACTCCACCGCCGAGGTCAATGCACTGAGGACGACCGGGGAGAAGGCCGAGATCGCCCAGCTGATCGATCAGTTGAGTGGCTTGGCGGCCTCTGCATTGAAGTCCTCGCCGACCATGCTCGGCCTGCGGCTGGGCGGAAGCCAGAACACGAGTTCTGTCGAGGCATTGTTGTCCACCAAAACCGCGGCGATGCTGCAGAAACCGGTGGAGGAGGTGCTCTCGCGCGCTCTGACGTTGGCGGTGCGCCTCTACGGGGTCGATGCCTATGTGGAGCTGGAGTTCAATCCGGTGGAGCTGCGGCCCGATCTGGAGCTGGAGCCGCACAAGGTGATGAGGCAGTCGCGGGTGCTCGAGCAACTCAGTCTGGGGTTGCTCACGGACGACGAGGCCAATTCCGAGATCGGCAACTCGAGTTTGCCAGAGGGCTTCGAGTCGTTGAGCGGCACCGGCTTCCAGGGCAAGTCCGCAGCCTCTCAAGGCGTGGATGGTGCCGGCACCATGCCGGCCAACGCCACGAACTCAAGAAACAGGCAGGTCGCCCCGCAGACTCCGAGTTCGGCCGGCGGCAAAGACAATGCACAGCGCCCCTGACATAGCTCCGGTCGCGAATGAAAGCACCCGCATCCCGGCCAAAACCGCAAAGAGGCACGTTAATGGAAACCATGATTCAACCTAAAATCACAGGCTATCGCGAATTGAGCGAGTCGGAAGCCGCACTGATGAACGAGATCAAAGAGCACGGCATTGCGCTCGGCGAGCTTGTCGCGAAGATGCGTGCGCTCCGCAGCGTCGATCCAAGATGGGTCAGCATCGGCGCGACCGACCTTCAGACAGGCCTGATGGCGTTGACGCGCGCAGTGGCGCAGCCGACGACGTTCTGATGCTGTCGGGACTGCACAGCTCCCTAGTGAGGACGTAACATCATGATTCGATTGGGAAGTTTCTGGCTGGGGACGCAGGCCTCGCTCGATGAGGTGCTGATGGCGAATGCCCGGTACCTGGATGATCCCTCCAAGTACCCGCCCCAAGTTCAAGGTGAGATCGGTAAGCTTAATCTTTTTGGCAGCGATCAAGCTGACGACGAGGCAGAAGATCCGGCGGTCGATTCGCGCATCCAGATCCATGACGGCGTGGGCATCCTGCAGATCTCCGGCTCCCTGGTGCCCGAGGAGAGCTGGCTCGATGACTACTTCGGCCTCACCAGCTATCCGGTCATCGCGCGCGGCGTGCAGAAGCTGGCACAGATGCAGGCCGACGGGGAGATCCACTCGATCATCCACGCCTTCTCCACCCCTGGCGGAGACGCCAGCGGAATCAATGGCTTAACCGAGGTCATGCTCGGCGCACGGGCGATGGCGCCGAACACGATGAGCTACACCAGCAGCTCCGCGCAAAGTGCGGGCTACTGGCTGGCCAATAATAACCCTACGTTCTACGTGGATAAGATGGCCGAGGTCGGCTCCGTCGGCGTGATCTCGACGATCTCTTCGATCCACCGCCGGCTCAAAGAGAGCGGCGTGGATACGGTCACGCTGCGTTCGGGCAAGTTCAAGGCGCTCTTGAATCCGAAGGAGCCTTTGAGCGAGGAAGGCCTGAAGCTTCAACAGGAGAAGATGGACCAGCTCCATGGCTTCTTCAAACAGCATTTGGTGAGTCAACGGCCCAAGCTTTCTCTATCCGATCCGGCGAAATGGGCCGAGGGCCAGACCTTCTTCGGCGAGGAGGCAGTGCAGCTTGGCCTCGCCGATGGAATTTATACCTTGAATGGCCTTGTTGAACACTTGATTTCAAAGCATAATTCAGCACAAGAAAAACCGCGCAACGCTTTTGCGACGCGCACCGGCTACGCAGCTTCCGTGGCTGCATCGTCACTCTCCACCCAGGAGCCCATGATGAAGGTAAAACAGGTCGTCTTCCGAAACGAAGCGGACCGCGCCAAGGTCGCCAGCGGGGTCGACCTCTCGGCGGTGCCGCACGAGATCCGCGAAGTCGAGGTGCCGGATGGCGAATTGGTCGAGCCGATTGTGGAGGCATCTTCGCAGGCTGATGCAGCCTCGGGAACCGCTGACGCTGCGCTGTCGCAACCGGCCCAAGCTGACGCGAAAGCAGATGAAAGCGGGCTCGTGGCGTACCTGCAAGGCGAGCTGCGCGCACTGCAAACTGCCAAGGCATCCCTGGATCTCGAAGTCCAGCAGCTGAAGCAGGCCAATCAGCAACTCTGCGGCGTCGAGGAGCTGCTCGCACCCATCGCGGTTCAGGCCATTCAGCGCCTGCAAGTCGGTCTCGGCCAGACCCCGACGACTCTGAAGGGCCTGCCGGCGTCTTCTCTGGCCGCCCACTACGCGGAAGTGCATGCGCAGTTCGTGAAGACCTTCCCCGTGGGGGCGCACGCGCAGAGCGAAATCGACGAGAGTCGGGTGCCGGTGGATTTGGGCGAGCAGCGGCTTGCTTTGGTGAAGTAATCATTTTTTGAATTCGGAGAATTGAATATGTCCAACTGGGTCGTAGACCAAACGGAACGCTTCGGCGGAGTCAACCGCGCCCCGCGCATCAACCCCTATATCCCAGGCCGCACCGAGCGCCTGGGCACCACCTCGGATAACCCGCGCTTCTCGACCAAAGACATCGGCAAGCCGGTGAAGCTCTCGGGCGATACCGTCGTGCTGTGCGCAGACGGGGACCTTCCCTACGGCTTCATCGAGGCGGTGAATACGGGGACCTCTGACGGGTATTCGATCGGCACCGTGCTGTGCGACCCAGGCCATGAAGTGCTGGCTGTCGACGAAGTCGGTGACCTGGCGGTCGGCGACATCGTGAAGGCCGGCACCCCCACCGCCCTTGCCACCCAGACTCCGGCACTCGGCGCGAAAGTCAAGAAGTATACCGGAGCGGTGTCTGCCGGCCAGTCGGCTCTATTGTCGTCCGGAGGCCTGGCGATCGGCTCGACCAGCAAGAAGGCCGTGAAGACGGCCAATACCGTGGTCGCTCTGGTTGGCGGATCGCTGGTCACCAAAACCACGGCTGAGACCGCGTTGGTCGGGACCGTGGCCGCTGACAAGTTCAACGCCTATGGCCTGTTCCTGTCCGCTGCCGGCGCCCTATCCACCGAACTGGGCACGGCCGGCGACACCTTGGCCGAAGTCGTCCTGCCGCAAGCGAACAGTGCTCGTGCGCTGGTCGGTTACGTCATCGTCAATCCCACTGGCACTGGCGATTTTGTCGGCGGCACCACCGATTTGGATGACGCCACGGTCGTTCCGAATGCCGTCTACGTCAATACGCTCGGCGCAGTCGCCCAGGCCGATCAGATCGCAGGTCCGCATTTCTGGCAGGTGCTGGCCTATTACGGTACTCAGGCAGCCGGCAAGCAAGTCATGCTGCGCAAGGTCTAATCACGGTAGATTCAGGAGAATACTAAATGTCTGTTGCAAATTTCCGCTACCGTGATCACGGCGGCAACGTCAAAGAAGGGCAAGTTGCACTTGAGGATTATCGCCACGCGATGTCTCGCAACATGCGCACTTCCGCGTACATCAATACCAAATACCAAGATGCCGATCCGCGTTTCGGCAGCGCTTGGGAACAAGCCCTTAAGTATAACGGCATCTTCACGAAGGAAGATACGCAATACGGCATCGTCCCGACCACGATCGGAGAGGCGATGTCCGGCGACTGCGTTGCGAAGTTGCAAGGCTTTCAGATGGCCGGTATGCAGATGGCCGGAGGCACCATCTCTTCGGTGAACGGGCCTATTGGCGGATCAACTCCGGCGACGCGAGTCTTTATGCCGGAAGTTTTTCTTTCCATGATGGATGAGTTTTTGCGAGCGGACCTGTCTCCCGAGCTGAACGAGTTCAATAAGATGTTCGCGGTGACGGAGTCCATCAATTCGGAGATTTTCACAATTCCGAAGATTGACACCACGGCGCCTGCATCTCAGGATTCGAGGCCGACATCGGAAAATGCTTTGCCGGCGAATATGGTGTCCATCACTGCATCGCAAGTCAGCTACGCGATGTCCAGCTGGAGTCTGGGGCTCCAAATTAGTGAAAAGGCCCAAAAAGACGTTTCTATTCCGCTGGTCAGCATTATTCTTCAGGAACAAGCTGAAGGGGAAATGAAGCGCCACTTGTGGAAGTCGCTGAATCGGATTGTCACAGGTAATCCTGATGCCGGAGAGTCGGCGCTGACTCCTGTCGACTTCAAGGCTACCTACGATACCAGCGCCGCCGCGAATACGATCACTCAGGCTGGCTGGCTGAACGTGCTGAGCGATCCCAATCGCATCCACGAGTATGACTACATTCTCGGCGATATGGATGCGTATGTTGCGATTCAAAATCGCACAGGTCGTCCGCTGATGTATGACCCGACGACCACCGGGGTGAATACCGGCAACGCCGGCAACTACCCGCTGGATACCGGCACCCCTCGCCTGATCAACTTCGGGACGATGAACCCTGCGTTTTTGAGAACTCCTACCGGAGTGATCCAAAATAAGAGCCTGCTGCTCATGGACTCGCGCAGAAGTTTGCGTCGAGTAGTCTCAACATCTGCCGCTTATTCGGCCGTTGAAAACATGGTGCTTCAACGGGTCTCCGTCATGCGCTTCGACGGCGCCAGCTGGATTCACCGGATGCGCCCTGAAAGCCTTCTATGGTTGGATTTTTCGAACGATTCGTAAAGGCTGACAACGAGTGAAATAGAAAAGGGGCCTTTCGGCCCCTTTCTTTTGTTCACTCCTTTTCATATTCGGCTCTTTCTTCCGGCGTCTTTCCGTGGTTCTCGTGATAGCCGTATTTTATTTCTGCGGCTTTCCTAGCCGCGACAGCTTCTTCCAGGGTAGCAAATTTTCCAATAGTCACGCTTCTTTTACCGTTGCTGATGTAAGCTAAATAACTTCCATCAACTTCAGAAACTCCGGCGTACCCGGTTTTGTTTGTTTTGTAAAGTTTTGCGTTTATTAAATTGTCTCTGTGCTCTACAACTCTTAGGTTTTCTATTCTGTTGTCTGTTTTTACTCCGTTTACGTGATCTATTTCCTGCTCAGCTGACAGGCCTAGGCCTTCCATAACCACCACGAGGCGGTGCGCAGAGTATTGGTTATCCCCAACTGACAGCATTAAATATCCTTTTGCGTTTACATACTCTGCCCGCTTTCCAGCCAGCACTTTACGGCTAGTTGTTCTGCGGTAAAAAGCTCCGCTAGAGTATTCGTACTGTGCTAGTATCTCTTCTTTTCCTGGAAGATCTTTTTTGGCGAAGCTCTTCCCCCGCCTAACCTCATAGGAGCATTTCGCGCAGCCTGATTCGCAATGTATGTGTGCATTTGGGCGCTGGATAAAAGGCCCGTGGTCTTTGCAAATGACTATCACAGGCGTGTCTGACCTAGTGTACTCTACCAGTGAGTAGTCGTACCGATCTCCGTGAACTTCCAACGCCTTTGCTATAAACTGCTCTTTAGTCCATTTTACGGCTTCCGAGATTGCTCTGTTCTTGCACGTTGGGCAGGCAAATTTAGATTTCAGATGGGTCTCTGCGCACTGCCTGAACACCCCATGCTCAGGGCACAGGATGTTTAATTTTTCTGAAAATCCTGAGTAGCTTAGTTCGTCGTATTCGAACCGATCTCCATGAATGTTTCTGGCAGCTAGTAGAAACTTTTCGTAGGTGATTATTCTTTTGCTGAGCCCTGAAATTTCACCGCAGCTAGGGCACCCAGCCCCCTGTAAGTGAGCGTTTGCGTTTTGCCGAAACTCCCCATGAGCCAGACAGGCAATCGTCACCTTCCCGCGACCATTCACGTATTCCACCTTCTCGTACCCATACTTATCGCCGTGCATCGCCCTTGCCCGCGCGACCCACTCTTCCTGCGTCAGCTTCTTCGGCATCTCAAAATCTCCTGTTGACTCTCACTTACACTACGTTAAACTGTACCCACTTACATGCACAGCCAGCCTCTCACGACGTACCTAGTGTAACCAGGAGCAACCGCAGATGCAATACCGCCTGAAACGCCAGATGTCCCTGAACCTTCCTCAGCCCGTCATGGACGCGCTGATCGCCGAGGCCGAGAAGCAGGACCGTTCGCGCAGCTACGTCGCCGAACGCGCCATCCGTGCCTACCTCAAGCTCGGCGACACCAGTCCGGGAAAAGCTCGCCCCGCAGAAGACCCCTTTGCCGCCAGCCCAATCCCTCTTACCGACTTGCAGCGGATCTCGGAGGCGCAGAAGGGCCGCTATGGCGAAGCCGGCCAGCTCGACACCGACTGGCCCGACGCCCTTGAGCGCTCCGTGCCGCCTTTGGAGTTCTCGGCATGATGATCAAACTCTCAGACGGCTGCTACGTCGCCGCCGAGGAGATATCCGAGATCCACCTCAGCAGCGACAACATCCACATCACGGTGCGGATGAAGAACGGCATCGGGCACTGCCATGAACCGGAGTACGGGCAGAGTGTTTACGCCGCTTTGGACGAACTGATCGCCAAGGTGAATGCAGCAAGGGAGCCTAAATGAAACACGCCCGCCGCCAGCCAAACCCGGAGGACTACCCAACAATGGACCCTGAAGAACCGATGGAAGAGGGCTTCATGGTTTGCGATCTCTGCGGAGAGTCAGGAAATGGCTTGATCACGCTGCAAAACGAGAATGGTTTTGTGATCTGTTCCGATTGCATCGATGGACTGACGAACATCCTGGCGCAGGTGCGTCAAGACCTGTCCGAATCCGGCGACCTTTTTGAACACAGGAGCTTAAATTGAATATCACAGAAGTATCGTTCGGAGATAAGGATAAGCTGCAGGCCGCTGTCGAGCAGCTTAAGCGCGGACTTCCGGTGATGCTGGAGTACCAGATTCACCTCGCAAAGATCATTCGTGCGCGGCACCAGGCCCTGCTGTCTGAAGGATTTACGGACGCGCAAGCCATTGAAATCGTCAAGGAGATGTACAAGTGAACGCTCACGAACTGACCCTGCTCTTCTCCGCCATCGAGTCCTCGCCTGCGAAGACCGACAAGCTTCATCTTCTGACAGCAAGGAAATATGATCCTTTCCTACGCCAAGTCATTTACTACGCCTATGAGCCGACCCTGAACTACTTCATCAAGAAGGTGCCGCCGAAGCGCCTGCCTGGCCACGGCAACTTCAGCGATGCCCACGTCTTTTTGGTC